ACAATTGTGGTATCCGCCGAAGCTGTATAGCGTAAAATAGGCATTACTTAATTTTTCCTTTAATATCAACTGCTGGAAACTTAATCTCAAATATACAATTAGCCGGCGCAATTAAATAACTCCCGTCAGGAGATAAATTGCTATTAATATCAAAAGTGGTGTTAGCATATTGACCAGAGGTCTTGTTTATTATTTTAACTTTTGTCACATCTAAAACACCATCTACCGCGTTCAAGCGACTATAAATGTCACTAATATATAAAGCTTCTCCAATATACAATGTTGTTGCAAAATCAGCTGCAAGGGCTGCGATTGTGGTATCTAACAGTGTGTACTTGTCAACATTTGTTTTTGGCCTAATTTGAAACTCAATTCCTAAGTTGATTATAAAGGGATCTAAAATATCAATCGTATCGTTCATCATTCGATACTGGTTAAGCCAAGTTTTTAGATTATTTTTGATGGTTGCGTTGGTTGCTGTTAATTTTCCAAAATTGTCTTCCGATATAACATACATATTCAAATTTCTTTTCATTGAATCTGCGTCTCTTTGGACCGAACATCGTTTTATAGACCCAAACTGTGCTGGCATCCTATAAGCTACGTTTTCATAGTCTGCTTGGGTGACTGCTCGATCTTGGGTTGGAAATGTACCATATACTCTTCTTTTTATCTCTGTGCTATTTGGTGAGCGAACATCGCCGACGAGAGGAGTTTCGTTGTTAATTTCCAAAGAATCAACAATTGTTTGTACGGTAGAATTGGTTAATGTTGTTCTATTTTTAAATTCCATTCGTGCGTTTGAAACGCTGTTCAAAGAACCCACACCCAAGTTTGATTCTGCTGGGTTATTTGCGCGATACACTACGGTCAATGTAGTGTTTGATGGTACAATACCGAAATTTTCATTTCTTGACAAACGGGTAGGATCAAAAGTTGTGTCAGTCACATAGTTCTTACCAAAAATTTCTAATGCCACCCTTTGCGGATCCGCTACAACGTTTGATTCACCAGATTTTCCGCTTCCAAATTGTAGAAATACACTATTGCGATCACGCTCTACCACAAACTTTCTGGATACCAAGTATGGTTTCATAATGGAGGGAACATTATCGCTCTTATAGTTGTTGTTTGTTATCTCTTTGAAAACCATATCTTGTGCCAGATAGCCTACCTCAAAATATTCATTACCTTGGGCATCCGTTACTGAAGTAATTTCCGCTACATTATTAGCATTAAGTTTGATTCTCTTAAATCTCTCATATGGACCAATGACAATGCTTTCTTGGCCAAAAAACCCAGATACCACAGTACCATATGCCTTAATTGCATAATAAGTGGGCGCGCCGGTTGATGCATCAATTCGTGCAGCCACCACCGGGTTCTTGGGATTGGCAAAATCAATATTTTCAATTAAAACATAATTTAAACCAGCCTCTGAGGTAAATCTAGATCCACGCTTTAATACAGGAATATAATTAGTGTCGGGCCCGATGCCAGTCGCAGAAGCTGGTACCAATACAAACATGGCGACTTGCCCATAAACAGATGGTGAGCCAGTATATTTATATCCCAATACGCGGCCATGGCGTATAACATTGTTATACTGATAGGCTGTATCTAAAAACGTTTCATTAACATTGTAATCTAGATAGAAAGATAGTTGATCTCCAACATATGCTACAGCATCTAAAACAAGGGAGCCAAAGGAAGCTTCACTAAAATCTTGAAAAGTATCAGGATAAAATCTTTGGGCTATATCAATTAAATCTTTGCGAATACTTTCATATTCTCTGTGTGTGTAATCGATAGGAACTATCTTTTTTTGTTCATCAGCCATAAAAAACCCTCTTTTTCTAAATAGTAAATTCTAGCAAATCCTGAACACCTATATTCGGAATCACATAAACAATAGAAACTCCCAATGTGTGAGTATCTGGATCAACATCAGAGAAAACAATCTTTCTAATCGATATGGCAGGCATATATGTTTGCACTTGTTTCTTTATCCGTGAATCGATTTCAGCATATGTATTCTCTGCAAAATTTTCAAACAGATAGGTGCTTAATCCCACTCCAAAGGTTGGCTCCATTACTCGCTCACCAGGATTTGTCAATAAAAGCATTTTTAAATTTTGTTTAATTAACCTTTTAATGGTTTTGTTCATCTGATAACCATCAACGGTGCTATATCGTAGCGGGAGGGCGACACTCAAAGAAGACATATTTTGTTTACCTCACTATAATTATACTCATTCTTCTTTTTCACAAAGTTCTCCATCATCATTAAATGGATTAGATCGTATTCTTTTTCTTTTCCACCATGGAAGTAAGCTTATCGCTGATGCTGGCTTCATGAATGCTTTCAATCTATTCATATATAGTTGGCCAGGACCAAGATGGGGGAAAAGGTCTTTTGGATCAAAATCTTTAAAATTATAATGCTTTTTAAACAATCTTTTAAGATTGGCTTTAACATTTTTCAACAAGACCCCATCCCACTCATCAAATTCTAAAAAGGCTGGATTGCCTTTTTTTCTATCTTTATAGCTTGCCCAGGATTCGTTTCCTGTTTCTGTTGTAATCCCGATTGGAGTACCATCATCTGATTCTATAATCGTAGCATATGTGCCGGGTTTAGCACTCTCATCTATACCCTTCTGGCCAGTGACTGAGCTGAGAAGACTATTCAACGGGCCCGAGATATTGGAAAAAATTCCTCCCCACGCTTCTCCGGTGGCAACCGTAACCTCTCCAATTGAAGGCACAAAAGCCAACTCATTATAGATAGCGGTCGTAGATACAATTTTGCTCAATGGGAAAATATAGTTGGCAATTAATCTAAACTTATCATTATTTTTCAAATAATTAATAAGACATAGCAATTCCAACGAATCACCAGTTAAACCCTTAAATTTACCAATAGAAACATCTAGTGCGTCGATTTCCGCCGATGTTATTTCATACTTTATACCCCCTACCACCATCGAAAACGCTAAACCTAAACGAACTCCCAATTCTCCCGTCAAACCAATAACATTATTGTTAGAATCATAAACAAGCTCTAGGGTACCTGGATACACATCTGAAATATTTAAGCTAGCATCGTTGTTTTTAATGCTGTTTAGTGCAGCGGCTGTACTATAGCGCGCGCCGTCGATGGTGATATATTTTTCTATTGCAAAAGGCTTAATGGTAGTCGCGTAAACACTTAAAGCATAATCATCTACATCACCAATCGGCACTCTTATCTCGCTCGCAATAGGAACTAAAACATCATGAGGGTCTTCTGTGTGAAATTCGCCGGCCATATACATAAGCTCACCATCAGCAATGTTGACATGATAATATCCTATATATTCATCACCTTTGCTGTAGCCGGTGTCACTATTAACTTCGGAAACAACAAATTCATCTCCAGTTGTATAATGTTCATCTCCCGAAGAGGGTAGGTTGGTGTATTCTTGCTGAATAGCACCATTAAGATTCATATTTTCATTAAGGGTCAGCGAAGAGCCTTGTGTATAATTTTCCAGAATATAATAGTTTAAATCATGAACATCAGGAGTAACACCAATTTTTTTCATATTCTTCATTAATTTGCGACCCATATAATTTAATTCACGGACCACCAATTCTTTCATAATGAGTTTGGCATCTTCTTCGGTATTTTTGACAGCTTCTAAAACTTTATCAGACTTATAACTCTTAAAAGATTGAAATTGGCCGGCATCATTCGTGGCTCTGGCTTCTTTTAAAGTTTCTTTTGTGGGATAATCTGATTCATATTCTACTTGCATATCATTCAATCTAAACAGAGCGTCCAATACAAGGGGAGGTGGTTGAATTTTATCTTGCTCTACCAAATCCGAGTACATTTGAACAGACTGTTCAAGAAAAGCATACCAAAATTCTTCATCTTTAAATGGCGTAAATCTTTCCGCAAAATCACTTTGAGCATCTTTTAAACTCTCTTCCATAACTTCAACAATATAAGAAGCATAAAGCGAACTATAAACCTGTGGGAATCGGGGATCAAATTTTGTAATAGTCGCCATAGACTTTATCAAACTTGTGCTAGAGTACATTCTAATAGCAGCCACAATTAAACCATGAATAGCTGCCTTTGACGGCCGTGTCAAAAGTTTATTATAAGGAACTTCTATCACACAATCAGGATTATATTGAAGTCTTTCATCTTCGGGGATTTGGGGATATATTTCATCTATCATCTCTTGGATTTCTTCAAAGTCAACAAAATCAGTGCTTTGTGGTTTACAAGGGCTTAAATTAGGAAAAACAGCATCTACAAACCCGAGCCATCCTTCATTTTTCTCCGCAGCAATATAAATGGCAGGACTCTTATAGGTCCCACCGTACTCGGATGGATCTAGATAAAATACCCGATTCTCATCTTCTCTACCAAGAAATTCAATTTGGTATTGCATATAACTAAGGCCGCCAATCATATCTTTATTTTCAATTTTTCTAAACTCACCAGAAGTATTATCAATAATTCGAGCATCTGAATATAAGACCCAATCGCCATTGGCAACTATGTTTTCATCTTTATCATAATATGTTATACCGTCGCCCACTAACCCATATTCTAGATCCAGTGCTGTGAGGCTATCATATTGGGCCCCATATTTATAGGCAGTTTCGTTTCCAGCCACAGCTGTCATAATATCACTAGAAATATTGGACATTATGTCATTATATAAATTCTCTGTATCAGAACGATTAATCGAAGATCCAGCCTGTTGTAGTATTTCTCTTAATAAAACCGCTTGTGGGGAATAAGAATTTTTGTTTTGAAATGTACTCGAAAACGTAGGATATTCATCTAAATCAATACCCATCAATGTATCTTCAACACACAAAAACTCATATGCAAGCTCTGAAAATTCTCCACTGAATTGATCTTTGATTTCGTCGTGCATGTGTTTCATATACTGGTAAACTTTATACGGACCAGTAATGGGGTTAGCCATCAAAAGAGCGTCTATTACTCCAAAATCCGAATCAATGCCAAGAACTGCGGGATGAAATGTTTCTATGATTTTTATTCGGGCATTATCGTGCGGTAGATTTGCTTTATTTCCTTCTTCATTAATATAAAGATCTGCTAAATAAAATTCTAAATCAAAAGCATACGCCGGACCGTCGGGAGTTAAATCAACCAAACTAGATAGGGAGTCTTTTTCTGGGCCACTGTTCTTGCCTTTGGCGTTATCTGCAAATGATAAGGTAAAATCGGGAGTCTTCTTTCTTGCTTTTTCAACAAATGTTACAGTTTGGTCTGCCAATGAAGAACTAATAACAATATTATAACCAAAATCTGGTAACGACAGAGGATCAAAATTCGAAAATGCGGGAAGGGCCGCGGCACCGACGCCGAGCGCAGTAACCGGGGCCGTGACAATAGTACCTCCTGTAGCGACTACTGCTGCGGCTTTAGCCGCGGCAGAAGGTCCACCGCGTAGTTCACTAAAAGTTTTTGTAAACTCATCATCAGATTGAAATTCATTATTTGAACTATATGTAAATGAACCGGCTTGTTCGCTTATTTGATCTCGCATCCACTCGGCAACAGACAAAGGAAACGCAGCTTTTTGGGCCGCCAATGCAGGTGGCCCGGCGAGCCATGCAGCGATACCTGAGCTTGTATCTTCTGGATCGCTAACTATGTCGTCAGGCTTAAAATCAGCATAATAATCTACATAATTGGGTCTATTGGTCACCAGACGATAGTGGGTGCTTAAAGGTTGCCCTTTTGTATCCGAAAGAATCATATTAACGAAACCCCAATTCCTCTCACCGGGGCCATTACCCAACATATCTATTGAATAATCAACTTTCAAACTTTCTAATTCGGCGCCAATGCCGGCTGCTGCAGCTACTAATGAATCTTCTGGCTCAAATGGGAAAATACCATTGTTACAGCCAGGGTCCGAGATGATAGAAGGAGGCTCAAAACTGGGTAAATCGATAAACGGTTCCGGTTGACATAAATCTGCAATTTGAGAGGGCGAAGCTCTTCCCGCTAACAATTGGGATCGGGCGGCACAAAAATCTTCTATCTGTTCTGGTGTCGCACATAAGCTGGGATTGGCTGGTAATTGATCGTTTGAAGGAAGTTCGTTGACAAAATCTCTTAAATCCCCTCTAAAATCAACGGGCATCAAACTTCCCATGTTGCAAAAAAAGTTTTTAATAGCTATTTTTCCAGGAAGAGCAGCGCGATATTCTGGATATTCATATTCTATAATAATATCGACAATATTAAGAAAATTATCTGATGCATCACAAAGGAACGCATCGGCTAGTTCTTTTCTGGTCACTGCACAAGATATTGCTTCTGTAAAGGAAAGGATGTTTTCTTTGTCTGCGAGGGCAGTGGCACCTAATCCAAGAAGCCCAAACATATCACTAACCGTATTGTTG